TCTGAAGAAGAATCAGTAAGTAGCAGTGAAGCTGCTTCAAGTGAGGAATCTGCTAGTTCATCTTCTACTGAGACGGCTGAATCAAGTTCAGCATCAAGTAGTTCCACAACCACTACTGCAGTTTTGGGTGCTAGTCAAACGTTGTATAATTTTGCAGTTACACACGGGATGACAACTAGCCAAGTTATTGCATTAAATCCAGGGTTAACAGTTGATAATTACACACAGTATGCTGGTACTGCACTAAACATTCAGTAAGAGGACTTTTTATTATTATGACGAATTTTCAAGTTGCCATTGATGGCCCAGCTTCTGCCGGTAAGTCTACTATTGCCAAAATTTTAGCAACAAAGCTAAATTATGTGTATGTTGACACAGGTGCAATGTACAGAACAATAACTTTAGCTGCAAAAAAGAACGGCATTGCTTATAATGATGAAGAAAAAATAAAAAACTTATTGTCACAAACGGAAATACGCTTTGAACCTAGTACACCAGTTCAACGTGTATTTTTGAATGATACCGATGTCACGGAGGAAATTCGTTCCGCTGAAGTGACAAACAATGTGTCTGTAGTGGCTTCCTTTGCGGATGTACGTTCTAATTTAGTCAATCGTCAACGTGAAATAGCTAATAACAACAGTGTGATTATGGACGGCCGCGATATCGGCACAACTGTGTTACCAGAAGCAGATGTCAAAATTTTTCTTGTAGCAAGTGTTGATGAACGTGCCCAACGACGTTATAAAGAAAATGTTGCTAAAGGGATGACTACTGATCTCGAAACATTGAAGCGCGAAATTGAAGCGCGAGATTACAAAGATTCTCATCGTCAAATTAGTCCATTAACACAAGCGAAGGACGCTATTTTAGTGGATACAACGGGACAAAGTATTGACGATGTTGTGGCTAAAATAGCCAACATTATCGAAAATAATATTAGTTTCTAATTTACACGGTTAAACCGTGTTTTTTACTATACAAGAACTAAAATATTTGGTACACTATATTCATAGTGTAAATTGTAGGAGGACGTTTGACGTCATGAGTGAAACAAACAACGAGCTTTTAGCAGCTCTCGAGAGTGCAGATCAAATTAAGGTAGGAGATGTCGTTACGGGCGAAGTACTAGCCGTTGATAACGATAACCAAGCAGTTATTGGTTTGCATACCGGTGAAGAAGGAGTTGTGCCAGCGCGTGAGTACTCAGACGATCGTAACATTAATCTGGCAGACGAATTGAAGGTTGGCGACAGTGTTGAAGCTGTTGTCATCTCTAATGTAACAAGCGACAAGGAAGGCGTATCTTACTTGTTGTCAAAGAAGCGCTTGGAAGCACGTAAGGCATGGGAAAACTTGTCATTTGGTGAAGGTGATACAGTTGATGCTAAAGTTATCAATGCTGTACGTGGTGGTTTAGTTGTCGATGTTAATGGTGTTCGTGGCTTTGTACCCGCATCAATGGTTGCTGATCGTTTCGTGTCAGATTTGAACCAGTTTAAGAATAAAGATATTAAAGCACAAGTTATTGAAATTGATGCTGCCAAGGCACGCTTAATCTTGTCACGTAAGGCAGTTGCAGCACAAGAACGTGCAGCACAATTAGCAGAAGCATTTGAAAAGCTATCAGTTGGTGAAATTGTTGAAGGTAAAGTTGCTCGTTTGACTGACTTCGGAGCATTCGTTGACTTAGGTGGCGTTGATGGTTTGGTACACGTTTCAGAAATTTCTCATGATCGTGTTAAGAACCCTGCTGATGTTTTGACAAAGGGTGAAACAGTTAACGTTAAAATTTTAGCCTTAGATGCTGAAAAGGGACGTATCTCATTGTCAATCAAGGCTACACAACCTGGACCTTGGGATAAGGTTGCTGAAGAAGCTCCTGCCGGAACAGTTCTTGAAGGAACTGTTAAGCGTGTAAAAGACTTCGGAGCATTCGTTGAAATTTTCCCTGGTATCGAAGGATTAGTTCACGTATCACAAATTTCACACAAGCGTATCGAAAACCCTTCAGAAGTTTTGAAGTCAGGCGATAAAGTTCAAGTTCAAGTTTTGGATGTTAAGCCTGCCGAAGAACGTATTTCATTGTCAATGAAGGCATTGGAAGAAAAGCCAGAACGTGAAGATCGTGGAAATTCAAAGGATAGTTCAGCATCACGTGCAGATATTGCTGCTTATAAGCAACAAGATGATTCAGCTGCAACATTGGGCGACCTCTTTGATGGTAAGTTCTAAGAATTCTATTGAAAAGAACTGGTTCGCCAGTTCTTTTTTTATGATAAATTTATTTATACAAAGGAGGTGCCAAAATGTCAGCACCAATAGTAGCAATTGTCGGTCGACCAAACGTTGGTAAATCAACTATTTTCAACCGTATGGCGGGAGAAAGAATTGCGATCGTTGAAGACATGCCCGGTGTCACGCGAGATCGCTTGTATGCATCAGCTGAATGGTTAAATTATGAATTTCGAATGATTGATACCGGTGGTATCGAAATCGGTGATGCACCGTTTTTAGCGGAAATACGTGGACAGGTAGAATTAGCAATTAATGAAGCTGATGTTATTGTGATGGTTGTTTCCGGCCGAGAAGGATTAACTGAGGCTGATGAAGTAGTTGCACGTATGCTATATAAATCTGATAAGCCTGTCGTTCTGGCTGTCAACAAAGTAGATAATCCTGAAATGCGCCATGATGTCTATGATTTTTATGCACTAGGTCTTGGGGATCCATTCCCAGTTTCAGGATCACACGGTTTGGGATTAGGTGATTTACTTGATGAAATTGTAAAACATTTTCCTGATGAAGCTGCCGAACAAGAAGACGATGCGATTCGTTTTAGTATAATTGGCCGCCCAAATGTTGGTAAATCATCAATTGTCAACGCTATGCTTGGTGAAAAACGTGTGATTGTTTCTGATATTGAAGGGACCACTCGTGATGCTATTGATACACGATTTGTGACTGAAGAAGGTGACGAATTTGTGATGGTTGATACAGCCGGTATGCGTAAGCGCGGGAAAATCTATGAGAATACTGAAAAGTACTCCGTGATGCGTGCTATGAAAGCTATTGATGATAGCAACGTTATTCTGATGGTTATTGATGCGGAAGCAGGAATTAGAGAACAAGATAAACACGTGGCTGGGTTTGCTCATGAAGCTGGGCGAGCAATGATCATTGTTGTCAATAAATGGGATGCGATTGAAAAGAATGATCGGACGATGTCTGACTTTGAGAATTTAATTCGCGAAGAATTTAAATTCTTAGATTATGCACCAATTGTGTTTGTTTCTGCTAAGACAGGGCAACGTTTAGATAGATTGCCACAAATGGTTAAAGATGTTGACGATAATCATCGTAAGCGTATAACATCTTCAACATTAAACGATGTCATTATGGATGCTATTGCAATAAATCCAACACCTTCAGATAATGGTCGTCGTTTACGAGTATATTATGCGACACAAGTCGCAACGCAACCACCAACATTTGTCATATTTGTTAATGATGTTGAACTTATGCATTTTTCATATGAACGATTCTTAGAAAATAAAATTCGAGAATCATTTGACTTTACTGGTACGCCAATCAAACTCATTGTTCGCGCACGAAAGTAAACGTTGCAAAAATATGTTTTTAATGTAACACAAATGTTACGAAATCCCGAAAACCCTTGATAACACTACACATTTGGCGTTTCTTATGTTATTCTAGTTACATGAAATAATGTTTCGACAGATTTCACGGAGCGCATCATGCGTTAAAAAAACTCTTATTAGGAGACAAGAAAATGGCTAACAAGCAAGAATTAGTAGATTCAGTTGCTAAGGCAACAGGTTTGACAAAGAAGGATGCTACTGCATCAGTTGACGCAGTTTTTGCATCAATCGAAGAAGCATTGAAGAACGGTGAAAAGGTTCAATTGATCGGCTTTGGTAACTTTGAAGTTCGTGATCGTGCTGCTCGTAAGGGCCGTAACCCACAAACTGGTGAAGAAATTCAAATTGCTGCCTCAAAGGTACCTGCATTTAAGCCAGGTAAAGCTTTGAAGGATGCCGTTAAGTAATTAATAGCCATTTATACCGCCGTTTTACAGCGTTTCTGGGGAAAATTGGGGAAAGTAATTTATTAATCCCTAATATTATCCAGTATATTAAGAGTAAGCTCACGTTGAGTTTGCTCTTTTTCTTTTAGCATGTGACTATACACACTGAGCGTTATTCCGATGTTAGAGTGCCCAACTCTTTTGGAAATATAGTCGATGTCCACACCGTTGTGTAAGAGGTAGGAGACGTGCGAATGTCGTAAGCCATGAAATCTTATCGGATGAACGCCGGCTGATTTAAGTATCCGTCTTAAATTATTTTGTACGGTTTGATTTGACCAATAGTAGAACAGATTCAACTCATTGCTTTTATCAAAATAAGTAATCATTGTTTTTGTCAACCTTGAAGAAATCGGAATAATTCGTATAGATGATTTATTTTTAGGCTTAGTAACCATTTTTGCTCCGCTAGAATATGATTTTGTAATGCTTACTTCCTGTTTTATTAAATCAAAGTCTGATCTAGTCAAAGCCAGTAGCTCTCCGTAACGTGCTCCAGTTTCGATTGCTATTAATACTAGAAGGTGAAAACGGTCTGTGTTCTCTATAATTGAATAGAGATAGTCTTGTAATCTCTCAAATTCTGTAGCATCAAGATAATTTTGTATACTAGTTTGCTTTTTACTGCTGACGGCTTTAAGTCTCCCAAATACGTCACGTTCAATATATCCGTCAACATAAGCGTCTTTTAGGGAGCTTTTGATTGTCGTAGTAATGTTTTTGGTTGTTTCTAGTGAATGTGTATGACCAAATTTTATAATGCGCTCTTGAGCAATAGAGGGGGTTATTTGAGACAACTTCAACTCTTCAAACATAGTAGCGATATTCTTGGCATATGTTTGATATTTCTTCATAGATGATATTCTGACGGTCGGCTCTTTGTATGTTTTCAACCATTCAAGATAATAATTGCTAAAGGTCATTTTTGATTTTTCTGGATCATATCCATTTTTTACCTTAACTTCTTCCTTAGCAGCCCACAACTTAGCTTCACGTTGTGTATCAAATGTAGATGTAACTTTCTTGAAAACTCCGTGTCCGTTAACATAAGAGACGACTGCTCGCCATTTTTTACCACGTTTTTCAAAACTTGCCATATAAAAAAGCCTCCTTTATCAGGGGGCTTATATCTGTTATAATCTAATAGAACGCCCCGTGCGTTTGTAGTATACTTTTAGCACACCTTGACCGTCCAAAGTTTAGGGTGTGCTTTTTTATGTACGCCCATAAGGGCATTTACTAATTATCATTCAGGTGCTGGATAGCATAGTTTGCTTCATCTTGTGTGAACTTCTCGCCAGCTTCGGAAGTTAGTTGGTCACGAATAGCTTCAGCAGACATACTCATTTTTGATTGGTATTGCTTGGCTTTTTCCAAAGCGTTTTTATTCCAGTCAGCTTTCACATTGTCAACGGCGTATTGTGCTGCGTCAGCTGGAAACTGTTCTCCGGCATCGGATGTGAGCTGGTCATATATGCCAGCTTTTGACATGTTCATCATATTAGCATATTGCGTAGCTTTTGTCAGAGCCGATGTAAATTCAGCCGAAACCTTTGGCTTTTCTGAACTTGAAGAACTTGCTGTTTCTTCGCTCGACGAACTCTCATCGTCGGTTGCTTTGGTTGATTGTGTTGAATTAGATGATTTTGATGAACTTTTATCAGAACCACCGTTCATGGCACTTGAAAAAATTGCTATAACTACTATCGCAAGAATCCAGAACCATACACGTTTGTAAATTGGCTTTTTTTGCACGTACGTTTTACCGTCATCTCCAACGATTTTCTTACTCATATCTCTAATCTCCAAAGCTTTTTAGTGTGGACGCTCGGCACATAATATGTACACCGCAAAGCGGTTTATAGAACGACAACACCGATAATCTGTGTCTCATGTGTTTCATCAATAGGCATATCATCATAACTTTTATTCAAAGAAACGAAACGTGCGCCTTTTTCATCATTGACGTACTTCTTTACGTATGCCTGATTATCATAGTAGGCGATAACAACTTGACCGCTGCGTGCTTCAAACGTTTTCTTAACAAAGATAATCTGCTTATCCTCGAACAACGGTCTCATAGAAACGCCGTTGACGATAACGGCATAATCATGTTCAGGAACAACGCCTTCATAAGGCACAACCTCCGGTGTATTGTCTAATAGATATTCACCAGTACCGGCTGATACTGCACCATATAATTCAACTTCGCTCTTTACGGGCATTTTAAGGACTTTATTCTGCTCGTTATATTGATTTTCAGTATAATTGTATACTTTTTCTAGTCTGAAATCATTAAGTTGTTTCATCAAATCGTTGGTATTGTCGATGAATGTTTGTCGTTCATCAGCAACGGCAATTTTATCATTTACAGCTTTCTGTATTTTTATTTCTTCTTTTGAAGAAATGGGATTAATTATGTCGTCTGGTTCAATATTAAAGTAATCAGCTATAATTCTAACGTACGACATCTGTGGGTCGGCGCCATTTTCCCAACGAGACAACATGCTTTTGCTGATGTTTGTATCATATTTATTATTTAAAGCGTCAGCTAATTTATCTAAAGACATTCCACGTAACTTTCTTAACGTTTTTAATCTTTCTGAAAACATAGATGTTTCCTCCTATATGAACACAGTATAACATAAATGTTCCTTTGTGGGAATAAAAGTGTTGACAAAGAGAAAATAATGGTTTATTATATAGTTGTTCCCCTAAAGGAACAGAAAGGAGGCGCCTATGGCAGAAAGAATTAGGAAGCCATACAGTGAGTTGAAAGGGTGGTTAGCGACTAATTCAATTTCTCAAAAAGAATTAGCGAAGTCTTTAGATACAACCAGCAACTATATCAACAAAAAAATCAATGGCACAGGTTCTGATTTTAAATTATCAGAAGTCAGAAAGATGTCTCGTGATTTTGGAATACCGTATCGACTTTTTTTTACGATTGATGTTCCTATAAAGGAACAGGAAAAGAGTGCATAGAAAAAGCCCGACTATTGAAGTAGTCGAGCTGTGGAACAATAACAGTTCCATTTTAACACAGGAAAGGAACAGTAACATGGCAACAGCATTTCAATTAACACCTGAGCGTGTTGAAAAAATAGAAACATACAACAGAATAGGTTGGCCGAACTTGATGACGATTTCATTATTGGAGTTGTACACACAAACTAGTCAAGATACATTACGATCAGTTTTCCTAAGCAGAGACGATGCACCCTTCATTAAATACCATCAACGTGGTGGTGTGATTCCACGAAAAGCATGGGACGCGTTTACGGCTGCTATATCAGTTGGGAAAACATACGAAGGTGAAATTTAGAAAGGTAAATAACATGGAAGAAATTATCAAGATTGATACATCTCAATCGGGAGAACAGTTTGTTAACGCACGAGACTTGCACAAGGCGTTAGAAGTAAAAACTCAGTTCAACAAATGGATTGAACGAATGATTGAATATGGTTTTGTAGACGGTACGGACTTTTGGTCATTTTTGTCCAAAACCTCAAGCGGCGGTCGTCCGAGTGTCGAATACAATCTAACGATTAGCACTGCAAAAGAAATTGCGATGTTACAGCGTAACGAAAAAGGTAAGCAAGTACGTAATTACTTTATCCAAGTCGAAGACCGCTACAAGAAGTTAGCCAACGATCCATCTTATCAAATGGCACTTGGTCTGAAAGCATCACAGTTACTGCTTGAGCAGAAAGACCAAATCATTGCCGAGATGAAACCTAAAGCGTTGTTTGCAGACGCAGTAGCAACTAGTCATACAAGCGTTCTGGTTGGTGAATTGGCTAAGATACTCAAACAAAACGGTGTCGATACAGGTGCCACACGGTTGTTCAGTTGGTTACGTGATAACGGCTACTTAATCCGACGTAGAGGTACAGATTACAACATGCCAACACAGAAGAGTATGGAATTGGGATTGTTTGAAATAAAGGAAACCTCAATCGCACGTAGTAACGGCAGTGTCACGGTATCTAAGACACCTAAAGTTACCGGAAAAGGTCAGCAATACTTTATCAACAAGTTTTTGCAAGCAGCATAAGGAGAAATAACATGTGGTTTTTACAAATAATAGCAGTAGCGATCGTGCTAGGTGTAGTTTTCGTAGGTGGCATGATACAAGGTGAGTCACAAGAGCGTGAGCATCAACGTAATAAGCACCGCTTGGAACGTATGGGTGGCACAAATGGTAGCAACAAGTACATGCGGGTTAAATAAGGAGAATAGCAATGGAACAATTAATTAAATTATTACAAGGTTTGTTAGATGGTGAATTTGAGTTAAAAGAGTTTACACGATCGAATAAAGAAAATGATGACAACACAACAACTATGAGTTTTGGATTCGATGTCACGAAAATAACTGATAAGGGAGTAGAAGAACACAGTAAAGAACCTACAAAAGCAAATGTCATTGTCGAAGCTAATAAATTATTTTTAAAGGCAGCTGAATCAATAAGTCCAGAAGATATAAAAAACAACCCGGCACTTATAAATGAGTTAGCCGTGTTGCTAGATGAGATATTAAAATGAATCAGTTTCCATATTTAGATGACCGTACGGTTTCGACTAAAGTTTGGAAATCTTTCGCTGCTTGTTCAATTGTAATTGGTTCTGACTGGCTTAATTCTGTTCTTCCTAAATGAGTATATAACTGGGCGTTATGTTCATAAACAGAAGATAAAATATTAGCAGCTAAGCTAAGAGTAGCATCACTATTTCCGGTAGGACCAGGTGTCATTAATGGCATAAAAAACTCTTTCTGTACCGATTTGAATAATCGGATACTCTCAAATTAAATTTGCAAACGTTAGTTCGATAAACCGAACGCTTGTATATGTAAAGGATACCATTTTAGATAGAAAGAACAAGGTCAAAAAATGTCTTTTAAAAGCAATAAAATTGATGAGGTTTTGAAGAAAAAGCAACTCACATGGTACTGGTTATTCCAGCATACAACCATTGGTAAAACAACCATCTACGATATTAGAAAAGGTACCAATAAACATGTTGAGTTTGAAACCATGGAAAAAATAGCTGATGCACTAGATGTCAGCTTAGATGAATTTAGAACAAAAAAATAAGTGCCTAACTGCTGTAACAGTTAAAGCACTGGATATAAATTATTCGCAAGAAATTTATATCTCGATTATAGCAAGAAACGAGGTAAAAGCAAATGGTAGTGACGTTACCTGAACCATATAAACCACGAAATGATTTTGAACGTGATTATTTTGAGGGAAAAGAAGCCGTTCCGTTTCACGAGAAATGTTTGTATGTTTATGCATTAAATAATACAGATGAAGCCGACTTTATGTGGATGACTTATGAAGAATTGCAAAAAGAATGCTACTTCGTTTATGTGGTCAAAGTTGGAACGAAAGAAGTTGTTTGTGCCGGTGAAGCACTTGGTACGTATTTGGAAAAGAACTGCCTAAACGGTGTGTACAAAGGAATAGTAACACCTTATAGCACGTATGGCGAAGAAGCAATTAAAGAATTGGAGTGGAAATAATTATGGCAAATGAAGTAGCCCAAGTTCAAAAAATTATCAACAGTGACAAGATGCAAAAGCATTTTGAGGAAATATTGAAAGACAACGCAGCCGGTTTCTTAAGTGGATTGTCAACGGTTGTGGCATTAAACCCAGACTTAGCCAAAACAAATATGAATGACTTAACAAACGCTGCAATGCGAGCAGCCATTCTTGATTTATCTGTCTTGCCAGACCTTGGTGAAGCCTACGTCATTCCGTATGGGAAGCGAGCAAAGGTAGACGGTAAGTGGGTAACCAAAGATGTTAAAGCCCAATTTCAGCTAGGATATCGAGGAATTATCAAGCTTGTACAGAATACCGGTCGTGTTGGTCGTTTGGGTGGAAGTGTTGTTTATGAAGCGAACAAGCCACATTACAACTATGTATTTGATGAATTCACAATGGAAAATGAAAACTATGATCCATACGTAGACGGTGAAAGTCCAGTAGCCGGATACTTGGCATTTTATTACTTAGACGGCGAACGTATCGTCAAGTATTGGCCGATCCAACGAGTAATTAACCATGCTATGAAGTTCAGCCAAACTTATAAGGGGCCAGACCATAAAGACCGTTACGGCAAAACACCACAGACACCATGGTACACGGATTTTGATGCAATGGCGATTAAAACTGTGATGAAAGACTTGCTTAAGTTTGCCCCCAAGACTACTAAGGTTGCGCAAGCTATTGCCGAAGATGATAAGAATGAGCGTGAAGCACGTGATGTTACTCCGGAAACAGAAGAAATCACTCCTGAAGAGCAAAACGTTGAACCAGAAATTATTGATAATCAACCAGCAGAAAAAAGCGATAATCCGTTTTCGGGAGTTGATACAGGTGATGCGCCTAATCCTTTTGCTGAAAAGAATGAAGCTTTGGAGGACGTGAAATGAGTGAGCCAAAAACAGTAATGCCATTGATTAGCTTTGAAAACGGTGTGGCACAGAACTGGAACGATTTACGAGCAACGTTGAACGGTGTTGAAGTGACCACGATTAATAGCAAGGTAGATGCTCAAAGTATGGCTGCTTTGAAGAAAGACATGAAGCAAGTATCTGACTTAATCAAGAAATCAGTGAAGCAAAATGTTAAGGATTATGAACAAGAATTAATTGAGCGCAATGGTGGTTTATTCGCCGTTAAAGATACTGCCGATTCAATCATTGAGGATATTACGGAAGAACAAAATACGTGGAATGTTGGTCGTCTAAAGCAATTACAACCAGTGTTGCAAAAAGAAATTGATGAGCGTAATGAATCGTATCAACTTAAAACACCACTGACCATTAAGGCAGATTGGTTGAAGATTAGCAATTTCACTGCTACCGGTAAACCAACTGGAGCGCTAACGAAATTATTGAATCTAGAGTTTGTTCAAGCCAAGGCGTTGGAGTCTGAACCACCTAAGTTAACAGAAGTTCAGGAAGTGAAAAAAGCAATTAAATATGAGTTCTCGAAAGTTTGGGACGATATTCAAGATGACGGAATTTACACCGGTAAAGACTTCAAACAAATGCTTTCTGAAATCGCCAAACAATTAAATTAAGGTCGTTATGACCCGATCATCGTCACTAAACTGATTAGCCAGTGAAAAGAGTTTAAGTCGCTCGATTCGTTGATGTTCATTCGTATGATGACGATGTGGCGTAACCACACGAAAGGGTGTGAAGCCCATAAAAAAAGCCCAGTCATATAGGCTGAGCCATAACTACTATTTTGCTTGACGAGGCGGTGTGCGCTTGTAAGGCTTCTGTTTCTTCGGACCGTGTGATGGTCCGACAGGAACAGTCTTGGGAGTAGTTTTATGTGGGTGTTGCGGAAAATGTCTAGTTTCTCCCATGATCACTATTCTCCTTTCAAAGGATAACTATATTTTAAACCTAACGAGGAATAAAAATGAAAAAAATTAAAGTTGGCGGAATAGATTATGAATTAATAGCCAAAGAAAATTTAGAGGATAAAAACGAATCCGTGTGGGGATTTGTAGAGTACGAAAGCTCAAAAATCTATGTAAGAAGTAATATATCGAGACAAAAAAAGCTACAGACAGTCATTCATGAGTCGCTCCATGCAATGCTTCACGAATCAGGTCTAGACAATTATGCGAATGATGAAAAAATTGTCACACCATTATCTAACATGTTGCATCAATTTTTAAAAGATAATCCAAGCTTGCTTAATGAGTTGAAACAGTAAGAGGTGATACATGGCACAAAGAAGAATGTTTAGTAAAAAAGTCACCGACACTGATACTTTTCTTGATATGCCGTTGTCAACGCAGGCACTGTATTTTCACTTAAATATGCATGCAGACGATGACGGATTTATAGATAACACTAAAACAATCCAACGAATGATTGGATCTAGTGATGACGATAGAAAGTTGTTAATCGCAAAACAGTTTTTACTCCCTTTCGAAAACGGAGTAGTAGTGATAAAAGATTGGCGTGTTCACAATTATATTCGTAAGGATACCTACAACAAAACCATGTATCCCAACGAATTAGAGCAACTTCAGATTAACAAATCAGGTCAATATGAACGCCAAGATTTAGTTACGTATACAGAACGTCCACGAGACGTAGACGAAACGTTGACACAGGTAAGGTTAGGTAAGGTTAGGTTAGGTAAGGATAGAAAAGATATATTGTCCGGTTCTGAAGAACCCGACCAACTCCCTTACAAAGAAGTTGTTGATTATTTGAACGAAAAGACTGGAAGTAAGTATCGAAGTAGTGGAACTAAAACTAAAAATTCAATCAAAGCAAGATTTAACGAGGGATTTAGTTTAGATGATTTCAGAACTGTGATTGATGTTAAAAGCAAGCAATGGTTAACAGATCAAAAAATGAAACAGTACCTAAGGCCTGAAACGTTGTTTGGAACTAAGTTTGAAAGTTATTTGAATGAAAACGAGGTAACTAGCAAGCCGGCAATGAAGAACGGAGGCTATGGAACAAGATGAATAGCCTCAAGGAGATGTTAGAAAACGATGAACGCTTTGCCAAGAACAAGGTTAGCGATGAAGAATTGCAAGCATGGCGTGAAAAGGTAGAACGTGAAGACCAGGAACGAGTTAGGCAAGCATTGTTTAATAACAGGGCACGTATCTACAAGCGAGATAGCGTGTGGGGAACCAGCGGTGAGCAGACGTTCACATTTCAGAAGTGGAATCCAAAAGTGCAACCAAATGAAAAGTTAGCCCACGATATTTGGAAAAAATCAGCAGACATCACAAAGAGAATGTTTGATAGTAATTTCAACGTTCTGTTCTATGGTGAAGCTGGTACTGGTAAAACGGCTATGGTGTTAGCAATCATTGATGCACTGAAACAACACTCGGATAAGTTGAGTATGTTTGTCAGTGTTATGGACTTACGAGAACTGATTATGTATGACTTCAACGACAATGAAGCAGCTATCAAGATAAAGAACATTGAGCGATCAATGCGTGAAGTTGATGTATTGATGCTCGATGACTTTGGTTCAGAAGCGGGTGGTATGAAAAACGAAGGTAGTGCCACTGAAAGATTACAGCAGTTCTGGTTTCGAGTTGCTGAAGCAAGGCAAGTGAAAGATAAAGACGGCAACAAGCGTTACAGCACTATCGTGACTACAAATAACGATAGGGGCGATTTGGAACGCATGTACAACAAGAAGATTGTTAGCCGACTGATTACAAAAAAAGCAGAGAACACGGTTGTGTTTGACGGATTGGACGATGTCAGAGAATGAGTTATCAAATGATTTGTACAGAAAACGACAGAGTGATTATGCGAGACCCAAGAGTGTTCACGAAGTTTGATGATGTGGAGTACGCATTAGCCAAGCGCATGTGCGTTGACAGTGAACCTTGGAATTGGGGTATAGAGGAAATTTGAGGTAAACAAATTGAGTGAAGTTGAAGTATTTGGCTATAAAACTAAACGCGTGTATTTTCACGGTACAAAACCTGATTGCATGAAATATATTAATGGCTTGAATAAAATTGTTAGAAGTCCAAAGACGAAAAAGGAATCAGAAGTATTTGGGTTTGATGAACCGTTATTGGTTCGTAAGGTAGTTGACGAATAGTGACTGAATTATTTGGACAAGTGAATAAGCTAGATCCAAACAAAGGGTTAGTCACATTGCAAATGAGCACTGATGATATCCACACGCTAGAGAAGTATCACGCTAACGGACAGCCACAGGTAGTGTCATTGATAGCAAGTGATGAAAACGGTGTGTCAGCGCAACAGCGAAAGTTTGCGTTTGCATTGTTGCATGACATCTGGTGGTCGCAAGTGGGCGGCTACTGGATCGAAACACCTGAAACGGTTAAACAGCACTTCTATGCAATGTATGAGTATTACAACAGCTTAGACTTTGGAGAATTTAGTTTGAGTGCTGCTAAAGGTACTAAGACAGATACAAACCAGTTCATCAACATGCTATTAGATTATGCAGCACTTCACGACATTTCTTTGAGCGTGAAGCCGTTGAATGAACTGGAGCCACAGGAAATAGCGCACTGGGAATATCAGTGTCTGATGAACAAGTGTTGCGTGATATGTGGCAAGAGACCGAGTGACCTGCACCATTTAGACACGATTGGTCAAGGGGTAGACAGGCGTAAGACTAACCATTTGAAACACAGAGCCGTGCAATTATGTCGAGAACATCATCAAGAGGCGCACTCGTTAGGAATTGAGACATTCTTACAGAAACACCACCTGACAGGCATCAAGATTGATGAGCGGATTGCAGAGGTTCATAGATTAAATACCAGATAGACAATAACAATCGTTTTAAGGCGTTAAACGCTGTTTATGTACAAATACACTAAACAACATTTAAAACGTCAAATATGACGGTTTCTGTGGACGTTAGAGCAAATGAAAAGGAAGGGCTATGGCAACAAAGATAAAGCCAAAAGCAGAAAGTTTAAATAAAAATGCTTTTTATTTTGAGACAGAATTAACAGTTAATCCAGCACCTCATAATCAATCAAATTTTAATAAGTTTGGAAAAGTTTACAAGAGCAAGCAAGAAAAAGCTTACATTGCGGATTTGGCGATTAGGTTGAAGTCTAAATTGAATCGTAGTAAGTTCAAAAGATTTGGTCCGCAACCGATACGTGTTGATTACGTGTTCGGTTTCATGCCACCGCAGTCGTGGAGCAAGAAGAAAAAGTTATCAGCGCTTAATCGTGAGATATACCCAACATCATCACAGCTAGGTGATTGGGATAACTTATGCAAGTCCACACAAGATAGGTTGAATGCACTGATTATTGAAGATGATCGTTTCATTGTAGATGGCCGAGGGCGGAAGATTTACACCGAAAAACCTTATTTGAAGATTGAAATAGAGGAGGTTAAACAATGACAAACTATGCGACAGATTTTTGTGTCGAGGAAAGGAAACGAGGATTCGATGAAGCTTGCAAATGGATGCAGAAAAAGTTAAAACCTGAAACAGCAGGAGGAGAAAGTGACCATTTTTGGAGTGAGCCACAAACAAAAGCTTTAATAACTATGTTAAGTGACGGTTATGGAATTGATGAAATATCCGCCACATTAGGTAAGACGATACAACAAATATACGCTAAAAGAAGATTGTTAGCCAGCAATGGGGTAGTAAGTAAGCCTGTTCCACCATCGGAGATAAAAAAACAGCGCAAGGGTAAATTTATTGAGTTGGTTGAACAAGGTGAAAATAACGTTAAATTAATCGCCGATAAAATAGGTTGCTCTACTACAGCTGTCTATGAGTATGCCAAAGAAACCGGCTACGAAATAAAGAGTGGGAGAGTAATAATATGACGATCGAAGAATACAACAAGTCTGTTCAAGACAGACATAATAAACAAGCGGTATCTGACGGACGTTTCACCGACTCGTTTGAACGCAGGTCGGCAGTACAACGTCACAAAATGGCACAACGGAAAAAACGAGTTCGTTTGTTATTGCAAGAAGGCATCACCAGCATTGATGTTCTAGCGCAACATTTCACTATTAGCGTATCAACAATGCGTGGCGTTATCTATCAAATGGGATTAAGGATTGAAAATAGTCGGGTGGTTGTATGACGATATACAAAATAACGGCTGTACCGTCACATTTCATGGAGCTGTTTAACTCATACTACGATTATGAATACCAAAACGGCGAGTATGTGTCAGATAAACACTATGAGGCACTAAAAGCAGAAGTAGAGCATTTCAACAGCAACGTATCGAAAGCCGTGACTATAAAACTAGAGAAAGTGTGATGAGATGAAATTCACGAGCGTAAAAGTTAATGAATTGCTCGGTGTTGATGAAGCATTCAAAGTTCCAAACAAGTTAATGTCAATCATGATGAATCGTGAACAACGTGAGCAAACGTTTAAAGCATTTTTGGAAGTTGAGCGCGATACATCGTTTGATTGGTTTCACGAATATTTTGAAAGTGAACAGTCCGAGCGCAAGACTAAGAAGCAAGATTTCACGCCAAACAGTGTTTCTGACATTATGACGAAACTTGTTGGGAAAGCAGATACCTATTTTGAATCAGCAGCTGGTACAGGTGGTATTGCTATCCGTCATTGGTGGCATGATTTGATTGATAACCACAACCCATTTTTCTATGAACCATCAGATGATTATATGGTATTAGAAGAAAAATCAGAACGTGCGTTACCATTTCTATTATTCAATCTATCAATTCGAGGTATCAACGCAATCGTTATTCATGGTGATAGTTTAAGCCGTGAAGTCAACAATGTTTATTATCTACTGAATGATAAAAATGATTTCTTAGCATTTAGCACAGTAAATGTTATGCCGCAAAACAGGACGACAATGAAAGAGTTTAATGTTAGTCGGTATATTGATGAGCCGATAGATCACATTGAAGCAGACATCAACATGTGGCGTGACAACGTTGGTAATAAATACGATTTTGCAGCTAAATTTATTGAAAAGTATTCAAAATTGAAAGGAATTAGTCATGAAGATAGTTAGCTTACAGAGCGTGGGATTGGGAGCGATATTCAGCGGTGGAGAACATGTTAATGGTTTTGGATTCAACGAACCATACGTGATGGCTGTTGGTAAGCGATTAAAAAATGGTCGCGGTGAACAGTTAGATGTCACGGTTACTGAAATAACACACTTGTCAGACTATCTCACTAATAAAGAAGTAAACGACATACTGCCTGATTATTACAAAGTCCACACATCAGACGGACACATCAGAGTGTTGCCAGCAGACAAGTACATTGCAGAATGGAGCGACAACACCGACCGTATCAGTCCTGATGACATCAGCAATGATATTCATGAGTTTTTACACGGAGGAGACAAGTAAAAATGACACTTAAAGAGAAGAAAAAAGCAGCCAGTGGTCTTGGCTGGTTGAACGCATTATTAACACCATTGGTATTTATGGTTATGTGGAATTGGTTTTTTGTGAAAATTGGCGCTCCACAAATCAACTATTGGTTATCGTTTGGAATTGTTCTGACTGCCGATTTTATAATCATGATGCCGTCACAGTTAAATGAAAAAGCGTTGAATAGTGACGTTGAGTACCGATACAAGTCGAACATTTTGAATACCTCATCAATAATTATGACAATGATTGTTGCTGTGATTATTCATTTGTTTGTGGGGTGACAGTCAATGATTGAAATAGGACACAACTTATAGCATGCGATTGAGTTTGGCATGTTATTGTCGGCAATGGTCGCAGTTACTTATATTGTATTGAAATATTATGGAGGTCGAAAATGACATTTGATGAAGTGTTAGATGAAATGAATGCAAATCAAGAACCAAGTGAGTCCATAAGATTTATGGAGCAGTTACGTGATATTTATGCGCCAACAGTTGAGATGACAAAAGAGCAATATGAACAATTTGTTGATTTTAGAAAGAGAACAGATCATGTTCAAACACACGCTGTCACATTACACGATAAAAAAACCGAATATCCAGATTTTTTAAACGACTTGGTTGGTGGAATATATGGACGATTATTTTTGCAAGCATGGTTACACCCAGAAACAATCAAGATAGTTGACGAATAGTTAAAGGAGTAGAGCGTGGCGGGACAATGATTAAAAAATTTGAAACAGAAAAATACATTGCTTTTCACAAAATGATTGACGCAATGTTATCAGGAATGGAAAATCAAGGAGCTGATAATTGTGAAAGCACAGCGGAAATTGGCGACCATGTTGTAAAAATTAAGATCGAAATTTATTAGGAGATTTAAAATGACATATTTATTAGATGACAGCAATAACGGCAAACCGCTTGTTTTCTCTACAAACGAACAGTTTTTTTACGATTGTCAGGAGGCTTTAACAAAGGCAGGATATGAACTATCGTGTTCAGAAAAGCTAAAGCATAAGAAAAGGTTGCTATTTGAGATTAATCAGCATGGCTCTGAAACTGTATTAGGTTCAGCAAGTATGCCCTCGGTGGTTAAAATAATAGTTGATTATGTAGAAAAAGAACATTTTGTTGCGTTAGAATATGAATTTGTTGGATAGTTAGGAGCAGAGCATGGCAGATAGAATAGACAGATACCTAAGTGACTATTATTCGGGTGTAATCGACATGCAAATCAAGCTACGTAAGATAGAATTACAAACACCTGAAACAATAGATGAAAACATAGGCGGTGGCACTGCTCAGAATAAAGAAAATCGAGTTTTGGATAATCAGTTAATCATTGAAGAAAGCGATTATGCGTTGCAGTCCTTTATCCGTGACAAGTGGTGTATGTCTAACTTTTTGAAAATACTAACTGAGGAAGAACGAGCCATGCTATCTTTGCGATACGATCGTAGACGTAAGCGTAGTTGGAATCAGGTAGCCAGAATACTTTCAAAATCAGAGAGTCAGTGTCATAGAGATTTGCAGGAGATTAAGCAGATATATCGAAAGTCAGTGTTTGCTTATCAGCCTGTGAATAACTCAGAGTAGCGAAAACATGCGAGTTTTTAGACAGTTTTTGACCTAAAAACAGTGTGATAATTGTATTGTTGATAATTATCAATCATATTGAAAACGGTATAGTAATTCACAGAAAACAATGTTAATATTATTTTCATGGTGTCTCACATGAACATTCCTGATTTTACTTTGTTTAACTTCTTTCTCACTAAAAGGAGTGAGACACCGTACATAATATGTTAGTGGCAAAGATAACTATGTGTACTAGCATTTAACGTGTGGTGACCTAGAAATATCTAATCTCCTGAGAAAAGTTATGATATATTGCAAGAATGGCATGGGTCATCAAAAAAGCACCTTAGGGTGCTTTTTTCTTTGACTTAAAAAAATACTCACAATTAAAATAGTGTCTGGGTTATTGCTAATCCATTAAAAGCATATCCGAAAAAAGTTCGAGTGATTCTTTTCTACGAAATGTCAGCGATGCTGTTTCTTATTTTTCTTATCACTCCGTTCCACACGCTTCGGAAAAAGCCACTGTGTATGTAAAAATACGATAGGTTGGAATATCTATCATTATGCGAGGTGAGAGTTGGTAGCATACGTAGTGTCATGAACTACGGTAGACTGGTTCGATTCCAGTACCTCGCATTGCGGTCACACGCAAACACAATTTAGGGTAACGACATTTGCCTGTCTTACCGTACATAACGTACCTTAACGGGTGCTTTTTATTTGAAAAGAGAATCGTATGAAAATCGACAAAGATTATGGTCTTGTCGCTAGTGATGATGAATTAAACATCTACCGAAAGATTGACAAGCAAAGACAATATAGCAGGAAACAAAACAAAGCATCTAAACGCAGACGTCACACAGACGAGCGCAAAGATGCTTTTTATGAAGATAGGAAGTGGCAGTGATGATTCGTTTGAATTGGACTGATGAACAAAAGAATAGAATCATCGAATTGAGCAAACAAGGTTTATCATCTCCTAAAGTTGCACAACAGATGTTTGATGAGTATGGCATTAATTTTAGTAGACGCACGGTAGCAAGGTTTATCGCAACAGGACAAACCAGTAGCCAATACAAGCGCAAGCCGAAACCTAAAGTCAAAGATGTGAAACGTGGTACTGAAATTGTCATCAACAAGGACGGTAGTACAACATCATCTACAACAACACAGATGACTGAGGAACAGGCCAAAGACCCAGAGTTTGTATTAAGAGCGCACGGTTTTAATCCTGATGATTGGGATATCGTATCAGCACGTAATAACTTCTGGCAACAGAACAGTGTCGAGAATGGCTTGATTGATTTGTATCAGTCTAAGATTACGGTTAAGCCTAAAGTTGATGATGGTATCAAGCGAGCGGTTGAAATATTAACACGTGACATTAAACCGCTTAAAGTTAAACACTCATTAGATTCATCACGGAAGCGTAACCTAGTTATACCGATTACAGACAACCATTGGGGTATCACTCATTTATCTGATGTACAAGACAAGTTGTCAGAGCTACTAGACATCATTAAGCAAGGCTATGGCACGATTGTTATTGAGATGATTGGAGATATGCTTCATTCTGATAAGATTAACAGCACTGAAACGGTTAATGGCACAATACTTGAAGATGTTGATATGCCAAAGGCTATTGATGAAGCTATGCAATTTACTGAAGCGATTGTGGTGACGGCTTTGCAGAATGCTAATACAGTGATGATTAAGTCAGTTGGCGGTAATCATGATTTTGATATCTCTTACATGTTTATGATCTGGGTTAAAGAGCGATTTAAGCAAGCACTAGTAGATGTGAACAACCGTTATCGCACAGCTTACTTATTAGGTCATGTACTTATCTCAATTCAACACGGCAATGTCAACAAAAAGAATCCTGCACAGATACTAGCTAATGAGTGCAGACACTTGTGGGGTATTGCAACAACAACCGAGATACACTCTGGCCACTTGCACTTTGATAAGACAGAAGACCAAAATGGAGTGGTGTTCAGACAGTTCTCAACGCCAAAGCCTAGTGATGATTGGGAAACTATGAACGGCTTTGTTGGTGCAAACAAGCTGATGTATGCACTTGAGTACAATGACGACCGATTGAAAGTTGAACACTTTATTTAGGTTAATGAAAAATGTTACGATGTTTATAAAGATAAGGAGATTTGATTATGAACGTTGGATATTTATATTTAGCCATAGCCATTATATCTGAAGTTATTGGTTCAAATATGGTCGTGAATACCGAGGGTTTCACGAAGGTAAAACCTACACTAATTTGTATATTCTGTTTTGGATTAGCAATATACATGTTATCGCTAACTGTTAAACACATGCCGTTGTATATTGCTTATGCAATTTGGGGCGGATTAGGAATTATTTTAGTTACGATTGTTGGCGTGACTCTTTGGAAACAAAGCGTAAACATTCCTACTTTAATTGGCATATTATTTATAGTAGTAGGTGTAGTAGTTGTTAATTTATTTGGCCAATCACACTGATGATTTTACGGTTATCAATTTCTAATCCAACCCACTTCTCTCTAGTAGTATAATTACAGAACGAGCAGATGAGGGAAAGTTATGATTATACTTGCAACAACAAAAAAATACTGATATTGATACTTTATATTTGTATCTTACACTGGCTGCGCTAATGCTATTCATGATGATCGTGGCGGCCGTATATTATCATTTTAAAAATAGAAGATAGATTGATTAAGCGCATAAGCGCTTTTTATTTTGCAGTGAATGAGGAGAAAAGATGAAACAATTTATACATGATTGGATTCACTTGACACAAGGAGAAATGTTTATAAAGTATTGGCATTTATGGTTGTTTATGGTGCTGATTGTGTTGCTTATTTCTATTGTTGTCGTATGGTGGCATGATGATATTTTTAAACAAAATAGAGATAAACAATGGCAAAATGGCGGTTTTACAACCGAAGAACCGATAACTGGCGAAGAAGCACCTTATTCAAATAGAATGGATAATTTATCATCAAAGTATTTAGTTCAAATGGTCGAAAGAGACCACGTATATTCAGTATTAGAATTAGCGGGTCGCTTACCATATACAGTTATGGACGTTATTAGTGAAGCTAACAGGTTAGGATACTCATTCGATAATCTTATGCAAGATCCTAACAAGGTAATGATTGATAAGAAGTAGGAGAAGTATTTATAGTAAATTATTTTTGATAAATGCTTTTTGGTTTGGATAAAACATTGAAAGGAGGTTCCTTAAATGACATGAAACTAACACCGAAACAAAAGAAGTTTGCTGATGAGTATATCAAGACTGGAAACGCTACACAGTCAGCGATTGAAGCTGGTTATAGTAAGCGGACTGCTGCGGTTATTGCGACGGAAAACCTAATAAAACCTAATATAAAAGCGTACATAGAAAAGTGCATGGCTGAAATAGCGTCAAACAGTGTTATGAGCTACACAGAAGCTGTTGAATTGCTTACTAGTATAGCTAGAGGTGAAGAGAAAGAAACTGTTGTTGTGGGCACTCCTATCGGTGCTGAAACAGTTGAAAAAGAGGCAGACCTTAAAACAAGGATTAACGCTTTAAAAGAAATACTTAAACGTTATCCAAACAATGATAAGTTGGTCGAACAACAAATACGCAAACTTAGTGCTGAGGCTGATATCGCTGAAGCTAATGCAAGAGAAGTCACTGACAATGGTACTGCCAATGAGATACGTGTGATTAATTTCGATAGGAGGGCAGAAGAAGATGAACGTAGCTAAATTAGTTAATCCAGCTTTTGACCACTTATGGGAAACAAACGCATCTAACATTATCGAAGAAGGTGGACGTGCCAGTACGAAATCTAGTGCGATTAGTATGTATCTAGCAATGGGTAAGATGGCTGATGAAAATGCTAATGTGGTTTGTTATCGTAAGGTGGCTGGTAACCTTAAACGTAGTGTGTATGAGCAAATTAAGTGGGCTTTAGATGAATTACACGTATCGTGGTTATTCCGCTTCAAAACGTCTCCTATGGAGATTATAGACAGGCGTAACGGTAGTGGTTTTTACTTCTCTGGTGTTGATGATCCAAGTAAGCAGAAGTCGTTTAAGATAGCTAAAGGATATGTGCGTTGGTTGTGGTTTGAAGAGGCTACTGAGTTCAGCAACTTTACTGAAATACACACAGTGCAGTTATCGTATACACGTCAAAAACTACCTAAAGGCATGCAAGTTGTCACGATATTCTCGTATAACCCACCACGTAATCCTTATGACTGGATTAACGAATGGGTTGAAACAATTCGTGATGATCCTGACTTCTTAGTGGTGCATACAACGTATTTAGATGATAAGTTACACTTCTTGTCTGAACAGTATTTACATGATATTGAGAAGTACAAGGTTAATGATCATGACTATTATAGGTGGCAATTCTTAGGGGAACCGGTCGGTCTAGGTACTAACGTCTATAAAATGGACTTATTTCAACGACTAGAACACCTAGAAGATTTAGATGATTCTGTTGTTGATTTATACTTCTCTGCCGATGTCGGGCACTCTGTATCAGCGACTGCGGTTGGTTGTTATGGTGTGACGTATCATCGTAAGGTAGTGTTATTAGACATGTGGTATTACAGTCCGGAAGGCAAAGTAGATAAAATGGCGCCTGACGACTTATCTAAGAACATTCACGAGTTTATAGAGAAAATGTATGCAAAGTATGGTAAACCTATCAGCAACATGACTATGGATAGTGCAGAACGTGCGTTGCGTAACCAATATCATAAAGATTATGGTGTTGATTGGCATGCAGTAGCTAAATTAAAGAAACCAGATATGATTGACCGTATGCAGAATTTACTTGCACAGGGTCGTTTTTATTATCTGCCTACTGAAAATAATCTTAAGTACTTTATTCCGCAACATCAGAAGTACCAATGGGAAGAAAAGTCCTTACAGACAGATGAACCCAAGGTTATTAAGGTTGATGATCATGCTGTGGATAGTGCACAATATTTTGTTCTCGATAATGAAGATGTACTAGACCTTGCATGGTAGGAGCAATTATGACAATCAGAGATAAACTACATGAGTTTTTTACGAAAGGAAAAATAAGCATGGGCTTTGGAAAATCACTTGCAAATATTACTGATGACCCACGCGTTAACTTGCCTGTCAGTGAAATTACAAGAATTAGAGAAGACTTGGACTATTACAGTGATGTATTTGCTGATGTTCATTTCTACAATACGAATAATGAACGGCGTCAACGAAAGTTATCGACGTTGTCTGTTACTCATCAAGCAGCACGTAAATTAGCATCAGTTATATTCAACGAACAGGTAACCGTATCTGTAACCGGCGAAACTCTTGATACCTTTATTAACAATGTGTTGACCGACAACTTGTTTAATTTGAAGTATGAAGAGTATTTAGAAACTGGTATTGCTACTGGTGGATTTGCTATTCGTCCATACGTTGATAACAACAAGATTAAATTAGCTTGGGTGCGTGCGGACCAATTTGTGCCGTTACAATCTAACACAAACGATATTCAATCAGCAGTTATCGTCAATCGAACAACTAAGTCAGAGAATAATAAGACTGTCTGGTACTCGTTACTAGAATTTCATGAATTCGATGGGATTAGTGAAGAAACGATAACTAATGAACTGTATCGCTCCGAAAACGTTGGTGAGATAGGACAACAAGTTAATTTAATTGTTCTTGATGAGTTTGCTGACTTACCAGAACAAGTCGTTATTAGCGATATTGTACGTCCTACATTCGCCTACTTCAAAACGCCTGGAAAGAACAACAAATCAATTGAAAGCCCGCTAGGCATTGGAATTGTAGAGAATAACAAACACGTTATTAACGCGATCAATACAGCGCAAGACCAGTTTCATCGTGAAGTAAAACTGGGTAAGAGGCGTATTGCTATTGATGGCACGTTAATGAAACCCCAAACTGAACATGCGGGCGACGAGAATAAAGGTTATCCAGTATTTGACCCAGATGATGATGTGTTTATGCAAACAGGTGAGTCAAAAGATGGTAAACCGTTGTTGCAAGACTTGACCAACGACATACGTGTGCAACAGTATAATGATTCACTTCAAGTGTTCGTGCGTGAGTTTGAAAATAACATCGGACTATCACAAGGTACACTATCTACTGATGCCACAAAGAGCGATAAAACAGCCACAGAGGTTGTTTCTGATAACAGTGAAACATATCGCACTCGTTCAAGCTACATTACACAGGTTGAAAAGCAAATTAAAGAATTGATTATATCAATCGTGCAATTAGCTACCAAACCAGAGCTGTTTGACAATCAATTAGCACCGTTATCAGTAGATTTAGTAAATAATCCATTAGAAATTAACCTACACTTTGATGATGGCGTATTTGTTGATAAAGATAAGCAACTTGAAGAAGATTTAAAGGTTGCAATGGCTGGATTTATGCCTAAGAAACAATTCTTAATGCGTAATTACGGTTTGAGTGAAGATGATGCTGATGAATGGCTTGCCGAACTACAAAGTGAAGCACCTGAAACAGATAATATGCCTGATGAACAAGCTGGTATGCTAGGCGGTAATGATGGTGAAGGTAGTGGAGGCGATGATGAATGATTACGCCAAACACAATGCAACAGCAAGCAAATAGTATATCTGATATCTATGCCAAATTAGAACAGGATATATTCAAATTGCTGATTGATGCAGTTAAGGACAGTGATTGGGATAAAATCAATGGCGATAACGCTATGATGTGGCAAGTTGAACAGCTTAGTAAAATGCATGCGTTAACTCGTGATGTGATCAAGATAGTGGCTAAAGCTAACAAAGTATCAGAACACGAATTAACAAGCATGATTAAGCGTAACGGCTTGCAAATAGTATTAGAGATTGACAAACAATTACAGGGAATAATGAATAAACAAGTCACTGTTGGCGATGATGTTTCTAACATGTTAGATTCAATCATGCGGCAGACATTCCTTGATATTAATAACAACGTTAATCAAACACTATTGACTAC